GTTCTATTGTAAATTCTGAAGACCCGATAGACCAATCCGAGTTACTTAAGCTCTTCATGGCTTGAGAGCTGCCACCACTAGCGCTACCCGCACCATACAACGGTGTTGCTGTGTTGTGCGTAAGGCCAAATGTTGTATCAGTGAAGTTTGGCCCAACCTCAGCGGTTAACACATCATCATCAAAGTGAACTAACGAAACAACAGAGGCAAAGTAAGTATCATTAAAAGACGAATCAACGAACGATGAGTTAGAGTCAGACAATCCAGAGTCAACAAAATTCCACTCAAATCTGTGGCTTGCAGGCATCCAACTGTTCACCCCATCCCGCACAGACAGAACGTCAATTCGTGCTGAATTAGTGATAAGATCGGATAGGTCAACTCCTGATGATGTGCCTGATATTCCCGACTGCTCCGAAACAACAGCATCATTATGGTCATACAGCAGAACGTTATATGTTGTTCCAGCTTCAGGCCCAATATCCCCTTCCGTATGGTCATAGATTGTTGCGCTGGTTTGCTGAAGCCTATCTCTGTGCGCCCATTCGACCAATACATTGTCGCCAGAATCAGCAACAACGCTATCGGGATAATACTCGCCGTTTATTTTAAGCTGCCCTGGAGGATAAGGAAGTATTGCTCGCTTTCTAAACAGAACTGAATCAGAAGGCGCTTCGGATAGCGTCAACAAGTCTTCAAATGAAGCGCTCAGTATTTTAGCTGTTGCTGTCTCACCCTCGCTAAATTCTTTAGACGAAAATCCGTAAAGCTCTTCGTAAAAGTAAATGTATTTCCCTGAACTGTCTATTGTGTGGTTTTGCGGCGTGGTATCCATACACCCACGACCCACAGTCATCTCCCATCGGCCATCACTATTTTCATCGAGCGCATCTACGCGCATTATTTCATCACCCATTTGGCAATGGGTAGGCATTACTAGCTGATCTAAATCAGCGCCTTCTTCTAATAAAATTAGCGTCGTTGTTTTGTCAAGAATATATGATCCTGACTCTGGCGAAGGCGTCGCCCACGGCGAGAAGTCCAGCGTATCTTCGTCTTCATATATGCCGCTACCATCGTCAACCCACAATTCTGAATTGATATGACTACTTGTTGGCCTTCCTCCAGATGCGATCAAATAGCCAGCATAATTATTATTTTCTAGCGCGTCGTTTGTTTGTGATTCACCCTGAGACCTAACAAGAGCATAATAAGGCGCTTCAATTACCAGTCTAGGCGTAGCAGGCAAAGCATCTTCTGCAAGACTTTCTGACGACTCTGGAGCATCACCAAGAGCGGGCGATACGGGCGTCGCATAAACATCTTCGCTGCACGTTATTTTAATTTTGTTTGTACGGCCATCTCCATAGGCTATCTCAAGACATCGCATAACAACGCTGCTTATGCCGTAATCAGGCCAGTCGAGAATAAAAGCATCGCCTATATTTAAGGGTGCGCCTGTCCTATCTGCGTAAACTGTGCAACTCATCAATTGCGTAGACAATGCTTTAAGGTCGCGCTCTGCAACCCTTGCGGCAATCTTTTTATTGCTAATGCCAGGGTATTGGCGCGTTGTTTCTATGGATACGCCTTGCTGCTGATAAAGACCAATATCTTGAACGGTAGCAGAATCTTGCTTTGATATTTCTCGATTGTAGTAAACAACGCTAACAGAGTTGACTAGATCGCCAAAGCTGACGCGAGAAAAATCATCCACCTTTTCTACGCTGTCTTCATCGAGTGTTATTAAATCGCTTTCTGCGTAGTCATCTCTTATTAGCTTTAATACAAAATTCCCTGTCGATCTCGACACATAAAGAGCGGCATCGATATGCTCCAAAATATTTGCAATAAATTCACTGATAGGCTTTTGCCTATCCCAAACCAATGATAGGCCAAATGATTCGTTATGAAGCGTATCTGCCGCTTCTGTAAACGAGTCATCATCTATATCATCGGGATAACCCATCCCCCAGTCAGGGTCAGCAATGCATTCCCTGATAATGTGCGCCGGGTTCATATCAAGTATCGCGGTCGCTTCGTCAACAGTAACGATTAGATATGTTGCGTCTGTTCCCCCAAGATCAGCCGGTTCGTCAGTGCAATATATTTCTAGATACCCTGAACTGTTTAATCCTTGCGGGACTTCGATGTTTATTTCTGGAAATCCTTTAACATCTGTATTTGTTATATTTACACCATCAATATATTCCCCGTCGAAATACACATAGCACGCATTTTCTATCTTTCCTGTTAGTGTTAATTTCCCCCCACCAAAGCCTCTCTTTCTTACCCATAGACCCGTTTGGTGAGGCCATGAGGTATTAGGATCATATTCAAGCCCAGCTACTGGTTGTCTTCCGAATGGCATTTGACCATTAGACCATCCAGAAGAAGGCACAGGAAAAGTCTCTACATCTGGAGGAGTTGTATTGCTTACTATTTGGTACTGCCAATTATCTTCTTCAGACGATACCCTTACATTTACTTCGTCCCCGTATGGTATTCCTGCTTTTTCTGGATACCACTGCTCTATTCCATTTTGCCTTGTATAGACACGCTGCGCCCTAAAGTCCCACTTTTTTATATAGCGCTGAGTGCCTAAGTACATTTGACGCAAGACAACACCAACAACCCCACGATAAGCTGGGATATTTGGGCTTATCTTTGATGTTAAATAATCGTTCTTTGTCTGAGATGTCGACCCGAACTCTAAATCTAAATCCCCAGATATTCCGCCTTCAAGTTTTTTCCCTCCGAAAAGATTTTCTTTGTCAATCGTAACTCGGTTTTCAGTATAGGTGCCTTCCGCTATATTTTTTTCATCGACACGAATTCTCTTTATCGCGTCAATTGGCCCTCGACATAATATAAAATGAAGACCTAAATATATCTTATAGCCTACTGTTGTCTTTTTGCTTTTACCGCCCATTTGCTACCCTCACGACATGCAGCGCCATTGCATCATTAGTTGCGGATAGCTTTTCTTCATCGATACCGTTCTTTAAAAAATCGCCCCAGTCCAAACCATGACGATTGAAAAACTCTCGCGTACCGGAAGAACACATCCCGCTCTGACGAATATGCTGCATCGTAATTATCATTACTTGCCGCCTGACTTTGATCTAATCGGCTCTGATTTAAAGTCGCCACGCCAAACACAATTAGGTGAATAAATATCAACCGTGCCGAAAATAACAGGGATATCTCTTGAAGGGTCTGCGGTTGGCGTATCGACTTCTCCAATACCAGGAGGCTTTGCAGACTGAGGTTTTGGTATGCTCGTATAGATATATAGCGCGATAACAGCAAAAACAACGTATTGCCAAGCCATTACTGTAGCCTCGTTCCGCCGAGCGGATTAACGTCTGGCGTATATGGGAAACCGCCGTAATTATTTAAGTTATTCTGTTCGATACATGACGTCGTTGTTCTGTTGCAGCCCCGATAAAGACGAACAGAGTCTGATGATATAAAGCCGACATGAGGGTGATACACGGTAATCGATGTCCCATTATGGCTCTTTATGTATCTAAAAACACCATCGCCAGCCATCACCATGCCGCTTCGATAAAAGCCATCTGCTTGCAACGCGGCGTCATTGATGGTTAGCGTTAACTGATCTTCTGATACATCAGAAACGATATCCTCTATATAAAGCGCATCAACGCCAGAAGCGTTNGGGTCAAGATTACAGCCTCGNCCGTAATGNACATGNCGACATAGCTTAGACATTTTCCCCCGTATTCCTGGTCGTCGCATTGACGAGAAAACAGATTCGCACTCTAATTCTATAGAATTTCCTCTTACCGAGCTATTGCCGACTTTTCCCTTCCAAAATATATTCCAGTCATCGGCAGGATTATTTTCGTAGCCACGGAAAACGGTCGCAGATGTAATTAAATCCTGGCGCTCAGTTAAAAACTGACTTGCAAAGACATCATCAATATCAAATTTAATGTCGAGACTGTCTTTATTGATGTCCTCACTGCTGCCTATTTTGCCAAGCTCGATATTGGCATATACCCAATCATAACCAAGTGTAGAATTGACCCCTTCAGGTCTACTGGTGTATCGGTATTCTGTCCCCTCATAAGAAAACAGAAACAAATATATCGGGCTTCCATCTTGAGCGCTAATATCAATCGCACTGTAATCAGACATAATTAACCTCTATACATGG